AATTTAGAATTTAATTTTAAAAATGGAGATGGTACAACTACAAATTACAAAGATTTTTATGTTAGAGATGGAAAAAATGGTGTAGTTCTACAATTACAAGGAAGTTCTAAAGACGCAACTTTTGCAGGAAATATAAATATAAGTTCGCCAGGAGATTTATATATTAACTCAGGAACTTCTTATAACAATACAGGCTCTATATTTTTATCAAATCAAAGGAGTGAAATAAGTTCTGTAATAGTAGATGGAACAGCAAATGGCGATACAGCTTTAAACTTTAAAACAAGAAGAACAGGTAATACTGCATCAGCTTTATATATAGATGAATTTAGAAATATTGGTATTCAAACAACTAATCCACAATCACAATTACATATTAATCAAGATGCATCTAATTCTTATGCTGGATTAAGATTAGAGGGTTCTAATAGAGGTGGAATAATTGAAATGTATAATGGAACATATCCTGTTTCAAAAATACAAACAGACCAAAGTGGAAATATTGGTATTTATACTTCTGGTGCTTTTGCAAGTTCAACTTTGACTGAAAAATTTGCTATATTAACAAATGGAAGTGTATATAATGGTTTAGCGAGTAATACTCATTTTGGTCTAAATGCTTTAAGTAGTGTAACAACAGCAGATGAAAGTACAGCTTTCGGAAACTTTGCTTTGAGGGCTCAACAAAGTGGTAGAAATACTGCTGTTGGATATCATACTTTACAAGATTTAACTACAGGAAATTATAATACTGTAGTAGGTGGAGAAGCAGGAGAAAATATAACAGTAGGACAATTTAATGTCGGAATGGGTTCTTTTGCATTAAGAAACGCAACAGATATTAGTAATGTAACTGCAATAGGTTATAAAGCACTTTATGATTTAACAACAGGAGGTAGTAATACAGCAGTTGGTGGAAGTGCAGGAGAAAATTTAACTACAGGAGGTAGCAATACTTTAATAGGGGCTAATGCAGGAGATTCTATGACAGATGGGGATAGTAATGTTGTAATAGGTAGATTAGCATATCAAGCAGGAAGTAATGATAATAATACTGTTGTAGGTATGCAAGCAGGATATAATGCAAATCAAAGTAATGCAGTTATTATAGGGTATAGAGCAGGTTGGACTAATAATGGGAGTAGTAATGTTTTTGTTGGTGCTGAATCAGGAAGGAACAATACATCAGGTGATGGAAATTGTTTTATTGGAACAGATGCAGGTTATGCTGTAACTACAGGTTTTAATAATTCCTTTGTAGGAATTGGTGCAGGTACATATCAAACAGGAAACTACAATACTTCTTTAGGAAGGCAATCAATGTTTGGAGTTGCTAATGCAAGTTCTGGAAGTTATAATACAGGAGTAGGTTATTATGCAGGTTATGGAAACAAAGGAGAAAATAACACTTGTATAGGTGCTGTTGCAGGAAGGTATATGCAAACAGGAAACAGAAATACTATTTTAGGTTCTCAAGCTGTCGACAATCAAAATGTTACAGGAGATGATAATTCTGTATTAGGATTTGCAGCAGGTCAAAATATAACATCAGGATATAGCAATACTTTAATAGGTGGTAATGCAGGTAGATTATTACAAAGTTCTTTTGAAAATACTTATGTAGGGTATCATTCAGGATATAATGCAACAGGCGGAAATTATAATACTGCTTTAGGAGTTTATTCTTTAAGGGAAGCTACTTCTGCAGACAGATGTACTGCTATTGGTAGAAGCACTTTAATTAGTAATACTACAGGAGATTTTAATACTGCTTTAGGTATGTCAGCAGGAGAAAGCAATACAAGTGGCTCTAACAATGTATTTTTAGGTTATAATTCTGGAACAAGTCATGTAACAGGCAGTAATACAGTAATAATAGGTAGTACTGCTCAAAGTTCATCTACTTCAGCTTCTAATGAAATTACATTAGGAAATTCAAGTATTGGAGCTTTAAGATGTCAAGTTACAAGTATTACTTCATTATCTGATAAACGAGATAAAACAAATATTAAAGATTCTGATTATGGTTTAAATATAATTAATTCTTTAAGACCTGTTACTTTTGACTGGAACAATAGAGATGAAAGCGAAAACAAAGGAAAAAAAGATGTTGGTTTTATTGCTCAAGAACTACAAGAAATTGATGATGAGTCTTTAAGATTAGTATATTCAGAAAACCCAGAAAAACTTGAGGCTACTTATGGTAGGTTAATTCCTGTAATGGTTAAAGCAATACAAGAACTAACTGCTAAAGTTGAGATGCTAGAAAATAACTGTCAATGTAAAAATTAGTATATTTGTCTTATAACTTAAAAAATATAATAAAATGTCAAAAATTAAAGAATCAGAATTAAAGCAATTACAAGAGCAAGAGCAAAAAAAAGGAGCGATCCTTCATGATCTTGGATTACTACAAACTCAAATCCACAGCTTAAATCACATGTACGCAGAGCTAATGGTTGAGCAAGACAAATCTAAAAAAGAACTAGAGGAGTCTTATGGTAAAATCAACATAGATCTAAAAGACGGTTCTTATGAATTAATCCCAGAAAAAGATGAAGAGAATAAGTAAACATATTTCTTACAAGGAAGCAACAGGATCTCATTACGCAAAGTCGTATGGTATATCTAATAAACCAAAAGCCGAACATATTAAAAACATGGAACTGGTAGCTGAGAAGGTCTTTGAACCTCTTAGGGAATGGGTAGGTGCTCCGATTAAAATAAATAGTATGTTTAGATCTCTAAAATTAAATACGGGCATAGGAGGCTCTAAAACGTCTAGCCACATGACAGGAAACGCAATAGACATTACGTCTATGGGCGGTAAAACAAATCTTGAGATGTTTCATTATATAAAAGACAACTTAGATTTTGACCAGTTAATATGGGAATACGGATCAGAGCCTCGATGGCTTCATGTTTCTTACATAAGCGAAAAGGCTAACAGAAAACAAGTTTTAAAAATTATAAGAAAAGGCATTTATTACACTTATGCTGATTGCGATAACTGCTAAATAAAACATAATGCCAATACCCAATAAGAAAATAGGAGAGAAACAAAGTGATTTTATGATAAGGTGCGTACCTCAAGTCATGAGATACCATGATAAGTCTCAAGCAATAGCTATTTGTTACAGAACTTTTCAAGGAAAAATGATCAACCTAGAAACTTATAATGACTATCCTCAAAGTGCCTCTAATAACGCTAAGAAGGTTTTACGTTGGAGAGATAAACACAAAGGCGAAGTTAAGGGTATGACACAAATTGGATGGACTAGAGCTAATCAATTAGCTAAAAAAGAGAACATAAGTCGTGAGACGATCGCTAGGATGTCGGCGTTTAAAAGACATCAAAAAAACGCAGAAGTAGGTGCTGAGAACAAAGACACTCCATGGAAAGACGCAGGTTATGTAGCTTGGTTAGGATGGGGTGGTACGTCAGGCATAAATTGGGCAGCTAAAAAGCTCCAACAAATCGACAAAAAATGAAAACAGATTACCAAACTTTATTTATTAACGCAAGCACCTTTACAATATCATTGACTAACATAGACGTCGTATTAAAAATCATACTGGTTGGCGTAACCATCGGCTATACAATCCACAAATGGATTCTATTAAATAAAAACAATAAAAAATAATGTCTAAAAAGAAGTTCTCAGAAACTAAAGTTGGCAAGTTCTTAATTAAAGCGGGATCTGCGATAGGCGAAGCTTTGCCCAAGAGCGGTTATTTAGGCGTTCTAAGAGGCTTAATTACTGACGATAGTAAACTAACTCCTAAAGACAAAGAAACGGCTTTAAAACTCTTAGATATAGATATTGCTGAAATGCAGGAAATCTCTAAGCGTTGGGATTCTGACATGAAATCAGATAGTTGGCTTTCTAAAAATACAAGACCTTTAGCTTTATTGTTTCTTACAATATCTATGGTTTTTTTAATAGTCTTAGACTCTTTAAATATTGATTTTGGAGTTTCTGAGGAATGGATCGATTTACTTAAATCTCTTCTTATTACGGTTTATGTAGCTTATTTCGGATCTAGAGGAGTTGAGAAGTTCAAAGCGATCGGCAAGTAGTGCGGCATAAGACTGCCGTTTATATTACTTTTATCTATATATTTTTAAAAGAATTTTACTAAGAATTTTAGAAAAAATTTAAATTTATTACTTTTTTTTAGAATATCCTAATTTATTATTGTACATTTATCTGTTTACCTATAAATATGCATGGCAAAAAAACCTTCCAGAAGCAAAGTTATAAAACAATTAGACGCAGTTTTTAGTCAATATATAAGGCAAAGAGATGCAGTTAATGAGATAGCCACATGTTTTACTTGCGGTAAACGAGATCACTGGAAAAGACTACAAAACGGACACTTTCAAAGCCGTAAACACTATTCAACTAGATGGGATGAGACTAACTGCCAAGTACAATGCGCAGGATGTAATGTATTTAAATACGGAGAGCAGTTTATCTTTGGTCAGAACCTTGACATTAAGTATGGCTTAGGAACGTCTAACGATCTATATATAAAAGCTAAAAAAACAGTTAAAATATCTACAGTCGAATTACAGGAGATGATAAAACATTATAAAAGTTTTGTTGTTACAATGTAATACATTATATTTGAGGGTTCTGTTTATTATAAAAGAGGAGTGGAAGTGGTTTCTACTCTTTTTTTTTGTGTTTAATTTGGTTTTATTAAACTTTTTATATTATATTTACATATCAATCATAAATAGAACACATGAAAAATCAAAATTTATTAGTAGAAGACAACGTCGAGTCAGTAAAAAGACGATTAGAGACAACTTTAGGCAATATTAAATTTCAAAAAGGTCAAGTATTTTGGGACGATATAGAAAAACTAGAGCATTGTATTAAGGCTTTAGAGAACATTCAAATAGATGATCAAATAGGCAACAAAGAGTTTGACGACTTAGTAAGAATATCAAATTATAATCAAGAATATTAATTAAAAAAACAGAACACATGAAAACAGAATTAGATCAAGTCAAGTCAGAGATCGTTACGTTAGAAGTCCAATTAGCTCACGCAGTATGGTATAAAGACGCATTCTCGCAAATGCAAATATACAAAGAACTAGAAGCTAAGAAATCTTACAAAGACACGCTAGAATGGATGTAAGAATGAACCTATCGCATCAAAGCAAAGACTCTTTATTGCTAGAATATAGATACAGAGTCGAAGCCCTACAAAAACATATATCGTTTTTAGAGGCACAAATAGAGAATTTTAATAAACAATTAAATAATATACAATGAACAGAGACAAACTCAAAGCTTTATATCTAAAGTACGAATTAACGGCAGAAGATATATTTACAAAAGACATCGGAAACAGTAGCTTTACAATTATTACTCGACAGGGTATTGACAAAATTCAAGGCGTAGAACAAATTGATATTCAATACGACGCTATTAAATGCGAATCAAATTTTGCAGTAATAAAAGCAAAAGCTAAAAAGCTATATTTTGATAAAGGAAACGACGCAGAAATAAAAATCGAAACGTTCGGATCAGCATTAAAAGGCGAGAATTACAAAGACGGAAACTGTAATAGTTGGTACGTCGTAGAAATGGCAGAGAAAAGAGCCATGAGCAGAGCCGTTTTAAAACTTACAGGCTTTTACGAACTAGGAGTATTCGGCGAGGACGAAGCAGACAATTTTAAGAAACCAATAACAATCAAAAAACAATAAAACATGGGAGCAATTATTAACGCAAGTATCGACATTAAAGCATTACCTAATCACAAATTTCAAGCAGAAAAAGACGGCAAGGTATACTATAATTTCACAATCATTTTAAACGATGAGACTAGATTTAAAAACAACGTCTGGATTACAGACAATCAAACACAGGAAGAGAGAGAAGCCAAAATGCCTAGAAAAACACTAGGAAACGGATCAGTAGTATGGATCGACAACGGCAACGGTAAGAACGTAGATAAAGAGGGTACTATTCAATTAGTAGTAAAGGAGGCTGCACCGCAAACGGTCAGCTCTAGTACTGTTAAATTGCAAGAAGACGGATTGCCGTTTTAAAAAACCACCTTTTAATTAATCAAAGGGTATGGGTTTAATATTCATACCCTTTTTTATATCTACAATTTATAATGACCGAGAGAGAAACAGAACACGAGTTATTAATGCAGGTAATACAAGAAGATTGCCACGTTGATACAACAAAAAGAATAGAATACCCACCCGTCGCATTATCATACGGGATAAAATTAATAAATACAAAGGACGGAGTCAAAGAGTTACCGATACCACTAGGCACTTACGGCAATTTATCAGTCGTTACAGCTCCACCTAAAACAAAGAAAACGTTTTTTATATCATTATTAGCGTCAGTTTATTTAAGCGGATCTAATATATATGGAGGAGACATAAAAGGACATAGAGGCGAAGGTCATTTAATACACTTCGACACAGAACAGGGATTGTGGCATTGTCAAAAAGTATTTAAACGATTACACGACATGGACAGAAAGTTAGATAATAAAAAATATCATACCTTTGGTTTACGAGCGATCGGATATAAGCGACGCATCGAGTTTATAGAGTACTTTTTATCTCGAAATATAGATAAGCCGTCTCTGGTTATTATAGACGGCATAGCGGATCTAGTTAGCGACGTCAATAATCTCGAAGAGTCTAACGCAGTAGTGCAAAAGTTAATGGAATGGTCGGCAAACTTTAATTGCCATATAATAAACGTCATCCATCAAAACTTCGGATCTACTAAATTAGGCACAGGACATCTAGGGAGCTTCTTAGAAAAGAAGGCAGAGACAGTAATACAGCTAGAGGCTAATACGGTCAATAAAAACTGGGTTACGGTTTTATGTGGCAGAAGCAGAGGCTACGCTTTCGAGACATTTAGTTTTCAAGTAAACGACATAGGATTGCCAGTTATAGTTGGCGACATTTACGATCCTTTAAAGAGACATGATTAGAGAAAAATTGATTTTAATAGCAAAAAAACACGACACATGGGTTGAGATAGTGCAGACTTTCGGTTGCACAAAAAGAATAGCCGAAGACATTACTCAAGAGATGTATATTAAAATCCAATTACAACTAGAAAAGGGCATTCTAGACATCATGTTTAAAGACGAAATAAATTACTATTACATCTTTAAAACGCTCAAAACATTATTTATAGACTTAAAACGTAAGGGCAAGAACGTTCACATAATATCGCTAGATGATCATTTAGAGGAGGACGGAGACGCTAATTACATTTACAACGACGTAGACTATGCTGAGGCATACGAAAGGGTTACAGACGAGCTTAAAAAAATGCACTGGTACGAACGCAGAGTATTTGAGATAATAAACGGAGGCGAAAAAATAGCAGAATTTTCAAGGCAATCAAAGATTAGTTACTATGCTCTGTATTTTACATATAAAAAAGTAAAGGACAAACTAAAAAAAGAGCTATGATCAATTCATTTAAAAGAGATCTAGAGGCAGGTAAGGTTTACGAGTCTTATGTATTAGATAAAATTAAAAGAAAATATCCAAAGGCTTACATGATCGACGGTTACTGCAAAGAATGGGACATATTCGTTCCCGAATTAAATTGTGGCATTGAGGTTAAGTCTGATCAGAAGAGCTTATACACTAATAATATAGTTATCGAAGTAGAATTTAACAATAAACCATCCGCATTAACTACATCTAAAGCTAAGTGGTGGGTTATATATGACGGCAACATATATAATTGGTTTCTAGTAAATAACATTAAGAAATGCATACTACATAATAAATTAAAATATGCAACATTTACTGGTAAAGGAGACACAAAATCTAAAAAGGCATATCTAATTAAAAAGGAATTATTATATAAATATAAAACACTATGAAACTAGGAGACATAATACATTACATAACAAAATACACAGGCATTAAATACTTAGTAGAAACGTATCATGCATTTAAAGGCACGAAATGTAACTGCGACAAGCGTAGAAAAAAACTAAACAATTTAAAAATAAAAAGATGGTAAAATTTAAAAAAGTAGATTATGAAGATTGGACAATATTTCGACAAGGAACAAAGGACGTTATCAGCTCAACCGAATTTGATTTGGTATGCGACTTACACGCAAAATATCACAAGCATAGTTTTTACAAACCCTGTACCTGCAACCCAAAAATTATCAATAGATGGATAGCGGATCTAAACGTAATATGGAATAATGGCAAATAGTTATTGAATTTTTTGTATTATAACATTTTTTATATTATATTAGCTACTTAATCTAAAAAAATAGAACAAATGACAGAACCAACACAAGTTACAATTTCAATGAAAGAGTACGGAACTTTATTAGGCATAGCTATTACAGCTAGATCCTTAACTAATTATTACAGAGATACCGATACTTTTAAATTTATGGTCGAGCATAACGTAGTGACGTTAGAAAAAAAGCTAGATCATGAAAGCGTTAAGTCTTATGTAGGAAAAGAATATTAATAATGACGGCAAAAGAATTACTACATCTAAAAACCACGATCGAAGAGTTAAGAGCAGAAGATCCGCAGATAACGGACATCATTATTAACTATCAGATAATAGAAGCAAAGCAGAAAAATATTGCAAACATTAAAATAAACAGATGACATCAACAGAACGACTACAGCAAAAAATCACAGAGTTACAAGGCGATCTGCTAGAAGCTCGAGCAGACAAAAAACACACCTACATTCACGAGACGCACCACCTACAATGTAGCGACGGCGAGATGCATATAGGCTACGGAGATGACGAATGGCTAGTATATAACACAGATCAATTATTTAAGGATCTGCCTTTTATTATTAATCAAGTAGTAAAAGAAAACGCTAAAATGCAAAAGATGTATTTAGATCTAATCAAAACAGAACTAGAGGAGCTATGATATTATTAGTAGATGCCGACAGTTTAGTTTATGCTAGTTGTTGTAAAAAAAGAGAGACGCCAGACGACACTTACCATCAAACAGATATATCCGAAGCTCGTAATAAATTCGACGAACAGTTTATGGCAATCGTTAATTCGCTAGAAGAGATGTACGAGATTGAAAAGGTTATAACATTTAACGGATCTAGAGGCAACTTTAGAAAGTACATAGGCGATCAATACAAAGAAAACAGAACTCAGTACGAAAAGCCACCTTTATTATTTGAAATGCACGACTACGTTAAGAGTCAATACGACAGTATCGTTGGGTACGGCGTAGAAACAGACGATATGGTAGCTAGGTTTTGGAAAAAATTAAGCGAAGAGATCGGTCGAAACAACGTAATGATAGTAAGTATAGATAAAGATTACAGACAGTTTCCTTGCCTCTTATATAACTACCATTACAAACATAGAGAGATCTACGACATATCAGAAGAACAGGCGATGTACAATTTCTACGAGCAGATGATAGCAGGGGACGCCTCAGATAACGTCAATTACTTTAAAGGTAAAGGCAAGAGGTTTTGCGAAAAGTATTACGCAGACTGCGAAACAGAGTATCAATACAGAAAACAGCTATACAAACTATTTAAAGAGAAATACAAAAGTAAGGCAAAAGAGAAGTACTCCGAATGCTATAACCTCCTAAAACTTAGGACAAACTAAATAAACATGAAACAACAAGAAATTAAAAGAACTTTAAACTACAATCTATTTACAAAAATTATTGGCAACAGACAACTAGATCCTAAAAACGTTAAAAGAATCAAAGAGTCTGTAGAATCAATCGGATTACAAACACCTATAATGGTAAACTATAAGCATGGAATTATAGACGGTCAGCACAGGTTACAAGTCGCTAAAGAATTAGGCATAGCTATTGAGTATTTTGTAGTCAAGAATTTTAAAGAAGAGAATATACATGATTTACAAATTAGTAAAAAGTGGACGGCATTTGATTTTGCACAACGTAACGCTGCGACAGGAAACAAAGAATGCATACAAGCATTAGAAATATGTAATGATTGGCATATTGACTCTAAAAAGAAATTTAGTAAAACAAACATTTTAACGCTATTACTAACAGGATTACAAAACAATATTTTAACAAAACTAAAAGAAAACGATTTTGTGTCAGATACATCTAGGGCTTGTAGAATATATAATTGCATTAAAATATTATCAACTAATAAAAACGAGAAATTTAATTCTTACTCAGCAAACATAAGCAGGATATTAAAAACATTAGATTATCAGTTTAAAGGACTAGACTATAAAATAATAGAAAAAATAAACAAAAAGCATTACTTAGAACATTACTCAAATGCTAAAGATCAAACAAGATACTTAACAGATTTATATAAAAAATATGCTAAATAATTCAAAACCTATAAACATAGCAGACAAGATCTCTGAGCTTTCAGGGATCGACGTCTTTGCTAATAACCGAGAGCGCAAAGTTGTTGAGGTTAGAGCCTTACTAACTTACTTGCTAAGAGACAAGCTAAAAATGAGATGGAAAAATATAGTTCTGTTTTATGACCAAAACGGTAAGAAAATTAATATGGCAAATGTAATGCACAGCTATAAAAAATACCCTTACTATCAACAACAAAACTCAGAGCTAATAAACCTACAGAGTCAGTTTGTTTTTGATCCCGATATATCACATGACGAAATTAATCAAATAGACTATCTAGAAAAGAAATGCAAAAGACTAGAAAAGAAACTAGAGGAACAACTAAACAAATAAAGATATGATTGAGAAAGTAAAAATAACAGAAGTCTTTTCTAATCCTACAAACCCGAGGAGCATTAAAGAGGCAGAATTTAAAAAGCTAGTTAAAAGCATTAAGGATTTTCCAGAAATGTTAAACCTAAGACCTATCGTTGTAAATGCAGAGGGTGGCATTATAGGTGGCAATATGCGTTATCAAGCCTGTAAAGAGATTGGACTTAAAGAGATCCCAGTAATACGAGCAGAGAACCTAACAGAAGCACAGATAGAGCAATTTATTATTAAAGACAACGTCAGTTTTGGCGATTGGGATTGGGACATCCTTGCTAACGATTGGACTTCTAGCGAACTAAACGATTGGGGACTGGGAGTTTGGGAAAACAAAATTGAGACTACAGACTTTAAACCCGAGATGTTTCCTGGTCAATCGGATCAAGAAGTTACTGACGCTGATATTCAAAAGGGAGCGGATAACATAGGAAGCACATTCCAAAAAGGAACAGAAAAAAAATTTATTGAAACTATGTGCCCAGAGTGCGGACACGAATTTAATGTAGCGCAGGAATGAGAAACGGAAAACATTTACTTATAGATGCCTACGGATGCAATAGAGATCCTTTAAACGACGAAGATCTTATCAGGAGTATGTTACTAGATATTACAAAACTAATAGGCTTAAAACCGCTCTCTGATCCTTTAATCTATGTAGTAGACGAAACCATGATTGACATTAAAAGCATAGGGATTACAGGAGGTATTATATTTATGGAGTCGCATTTTACTTTTCATGCGTTTCCAGAGTTAGATTATTTCTCTGCCGACATATACTCTTGTAAGGATTTCGAGCATGGGTCTGTTATTAAATACATCGACAATCTATTTACGCCCGAACATTTAAAAGAAACAGTAATACTAAGAGGATCAACGCTATGACAAAAGAAGAGATACATTTATTTTTAGAATTAGAAACAACATTCACATTCGCTAAGTCTATGGCTAACATTCCGCATAGTTGGATATGCAGAAAATACTATTCGGATTCTGTGTTTTTAAAAGCGATGCAGTATATAAACGATAACGGATATAAAGAGAAATTTTACAATAAAGAATATACATACTATAATATAGGAGACTATAAATATTGGGTAATGACAGACGAAAAAGGATTTGACGATCCGACTGCAATAATTAATCGAGCAAAAATATAAATTATGAAAACAATAGAAATCGGAAAACACACAGTATCAAATGAAGATGTGCAAAACGTAGACTTTAACAAATTATTAAAAGGATCTAAGGCGCATATACTTTACACAGATCCACCTTGGGGCGATGGCAACATGAAATATTGGTGTACACTAAACAAACGTCATACGGGACAGGAAAACGAGGCTATGTCATATAAAAGTCTTATTAAGATAATAAAGAATATGATTAAAAATCATGTTGACGGTTATGTCTTTTTAGAGACAGGAAATAAATGGCTAGACGAAACATTAAACGACGTTAAAGATGTTATATATAATGAGAGAGTTTATAACCTTAGATATAAGTCAGGCAGTAAGCTGCTTACAAATCCCGTAATTGTAGGAACAACGAACCCTAATCTAGTATTGCCTAATTTAGATGCCTTAGAGGGGGCAATAGATGAGGATAGTTTAAAGGTCGCAATTCCTTTATTAGCTAAGGAGGGTGCTATTCTGTTAGATCCTACATGCGGTATGGGAAACTCTGCTCGTAGTGCAATACAAAACAAGATGAGGTTTGTAGGAAACGAGTTTAATTCTAAACGATTGGAAAAAACTATCAACTCTTTAAAAAGAGATAAAAACTAACATAGAATAACATAAAAATAACATGAAGGTATACAGTAAAAACAATGTACTCGTTGAAGCAGAAAAAAGAATACACAGGCTCTTTGACGATTTCGAGAATGTAGTAGTCGGATTTTCGGGAGGCAAGGACAGTACTGTATGCCTTAACCTTACATTAAAAATAGCAGAGGAGCGAAACAGACTACCGTTAAAAGTATTATGGGTTGATCAAGAAGCTGAGTGGCAAGGTACGGCTGACTATTGCGAATCAGTATTTGAAGACAAAAGGATCGAGCCTATGTGGTTTCAAATGCCAATGAAGTGGTTTAATAACGTAAGCTCACATAGTAAATACATTTATATATGGCAAGACGGAGTTAAGCACATGCGAGAACGCTCAGAGATCTCTATAAAAGAAAACAAGTATTTAGACTTTGGATTTCATGAGCTATTCGAAAAGATTTTTGCTGTGCATTTTCCTAATCAAAAGTCGTGCTACATTTCGGGTGTTAGAACAGAAGAAAGCCCTAAGAGAATGATGAGCCTTACAAGCTCTTTAACATATAAAGATATTACATGGGGCAAGAAGCTAAACGAAAGCAAAGGGCATTATACATTTTATCCTATTTATGATTGGAGTTATAGCGACGTCTGGAAATACATCTTTGATAACAATATAAAATACAACAAGATTTATGATGCCTTATTTACACACGGCGTAAGTGTAAGCGATATGCGGATCTCTAACCTGCATCATGAAACTGCCATTCAAAACTTATTATTAATACAGGAGATAGAGCCTAATACATGGAATAGGATCGCTGAACGTATAGACGGAACTAATGCAATCAAACATCTTAAAAGTGATGCCTTTAAATGCCCTGCGGATCTGCCGTATATGTTTAAGTCGTGGAAAGAGTACGCATTATACTTAGCAGAAAATCTCGCAAACGACGAGGAGTTTCTAAAAAAGATGCATAAGAAAATAGAAAAGAATAAAAAGTACATGGTATCGAACAAGGTATATGTGGATTTCTATAAAACGTTAGTTAAAACAGTCCTGTCACAAGACTTTGACTTTACTAAGCTCGGCAACTTTCTTACATCGCCGTACTTTAATACAGTAAAGAAATATGCTGACGGAAAACTGACAAGCAAAAACATCGAGATTAATCGAAAATATGACAAATACGTAAAAGGACTTATATGAAAGCAACTTTAAAAAACCTATTGACTAAAGAGATAAAGGCAGGAGATCAAATTTCTATAATAGAAGAGATCAAAGAATTACTGCACAACCTATCGCCATTAAAAGATCAGCCTGTAAACAGGATTAGATGGGTACGGATCGAGGAGGTCTGCCCAAACGACTACAACCCTAACTCAGTAGCTAAAAAAGAAATGGGGCTTTTATATACGTCTATTAAGCATGATGGCTATACGCAACCAATCGTAACGATATATGACAACGAAAAGAAAATGTATGTTATTATAGACGGGTTTCACAGATACTATACTGCTAAGACTAATGCGGACATCCTAGAACGTAATAAAGGACGTCTGCCGATCGTAGTATTGGAAAAGGATATAAACGACCGTATGGCAAGTACGGTACGCCACAATAGAGCAAGAGGTATGCACTCAATAGCAGGAATGTCAAGCATGGTGTTTACTATGTTAGAGAACGGGTGGAGCGATAAAGAGATCTGCAACGAGTTAGGCATGGGAGTTGAGGAGTTAGTTAAGTTAAAACACATAACAGGATTCTCTAAGTTATTCGCTGATGCGGAATACAATAAGGCTTGGGAGTCCGCTAATCAAATACGCCTAAAATTAAAACATAAACAAGATGAAAAAACAAAGACAATTTAGATCGAGGCAAGGAAGGTCAGACAAACAATATTCAAGTAGCGTTAAAGCTATACTCGTTGCCTTTATAGCACTAATAATAATAATTTTAACACAAATATAATGGACAAAAGTAGACACATAAAAAAGGAAACACTATTAAAATCACTAGAGCAGAGCTTAGGCGTTGTAACGGTAGCCTGTAGGGAGGCAGGTATTCCTAGAAGCACATACTATAAATGGCTAAAAGAAGATTCTGTCTTTGCCGAAGAGGTGCGGGATATTGAGAATGTAGCTTTAGACTTTGCAGAGAGTAAGCTCCACAATCAAATATCAGCTAACAATACCTCAGCGACTATATTTTACCTAAAGACGAAAGGCAAGAACAGAGGGTATGTAGAACGTCAAGAAATTACAGGAGCAGAAGGAATGCCTACTAACTTTCAAATCGAGATAATTGGATCAAATAAAGATAAAGACTAATATCGTATATGATCACTTATTAATCTCTGACAAAAAGATTATAGTTGAGCAAGGCGGTACTAGGTCAGGTAAAACATATAACATAATACTTTGGATTATTTTCGAGTATTGCACTAATAATAAAAATAAGGTTATTACTGTATGCCGTAAATCGTTTCCTAGCTTACGTGCTACTGTTTTAAGAGACTTTATGAGCATATTAGAAGGTCATAACCTTTACAGTGAAAAGTATCATAATAAATCTAATTCTGAATATTATCTGTTCGGAAACTTAATCGAGTTTATATCGCTTGATCAACCGCAAAAGATTAGAGGACGTAAAAGAGATCTGCTTTTTATTAATGAAGGCAACGAGTTATTTTGGGAGGATTGGCAACAGCTAGTTTTTAGAACACAAGAGCGTATTGTTATTGACTTTAATCCGTCAGACGAGTATCATTGGATATACGACAAGGTACTGCCTAGAGACGACTGCGCTTTCTTTAAGACTACATACTTAGATAATCCTTTTGTCGAGGAGTCAATAAAAAAAGAGATCGAGCTTCTTAAAGATACTGACGAACAGTACTGGCAGATATACGGATTAGGCGAAAGGGCTGCAAGTCGAAGCACCGTATTTAGATACGCTGAGGTTTCACATATTCCAGAAGACGCAGACCTAGTAGCATACGGAATGGACTTTGGCTTTTCTAATGATCCTAGTACGCTTGTTTCAGTTTATACTAAAGACATAAACCTATATGTAAAAGAGCATTTATATAGAACCGCTATGACGACTACTGACATACATAAATTCCTGTTAAGCGAGAAGCTAGAGAACAAACCTATATACGCCGATAGTGCAGAGCCTAGACTTATTGAGGAGCTAAGACGCATGGGACATAACATTTTTCCAAGCCTAAAAGGTAAAGACTCTGTTAATGCAGGAATAGATCTATTAAAACGATACAAGATAAATATACTGTCAACGTCTAGTAATGCTATATCAGAGTTTAGAAACTATAAGTGGAAAGAAGACAAGACTGGTGCTTTACTAAATACGCCTGTAGATGACAACAATCATATAATCGATCCCTGTCGCTATGCTACATATTCGATACTGTCCAAGCCTAGATTCGGGACTTATGCTATTAATTAAAAATAGTTATGAAATTATTTGTATTATAACTTTATTGGTTATATATTAGCAGTATATTACTAATTAAGGTAGTATAAAAACAGAACAAATGGAATTAGCATTACAATTATTAAAAGACGATTACGACAGATTATCTAGAGCAATATCTCAAGGAGACGAAACAGGTATTTACACAGCCAAATTAGAAAAGACTAGAGAAGCAATAAGAGTAGTAAAACAATTAATAAATAAATAGAACATGAGAACATCATTAGACAAGTACAAGCAAAATTTATCGATTAGAGGAAACCAAGTATGGAGCTATACAACGCACGTAGCAACCATAGACGGCAACGATCTTTACCAACTAGGATATTGGTCGCAGACTACACAGAAACACATTAACTATGTGGCAGATCAATTAGATTTAATTTTACATAGATAACATGAAAAACAGTAGAGCAGCCAAATTAGGCAGACAGTTTAAGAAACTACAGAACATAATGCTAGTAATAATACCAGGCTATTTTATTGGCAGAATATTAATCAGTATAATTTTTAACATATAAACCATGAGCAGATTCTTTGATTACGATACACCGCCAGAAGAACCCGAATACAGTTGTTCGCACTGCGAAAAGCCGTTATACGAAAACAAGCACTATTGCAGTAATAGTTGCTTCGAAGCAGACATGATGTAAAGTACCAGTAGAGGCAAAAGGTCTAGACGTAGATCATAATATTAATTACATCACAAGGGGGGCATACCATAGCCCCTCTTTTTTAATTGAAACATTAACACAAAGTTTATCAAAAAAAACGTTATATATATATGAAGATCAATATTAAAATACCGACATCGCTTAAAGAAATTACTTTAAGACAGTATAAAAAATACTTGAAAATTCAAGACACAGTAAAAGATCCTAGATTTTTAAATGCTAAAATGATTGAGATCCTGTGTAATGTCAGACTAGAGGATGTAATGCTTTTAAAGCTCTCAGACTCGCAGGAGATAGTTTCGATACTGTCTAACCTATTTGACAAAAAACCCGCTCTAGTGACTCGCTTTAATCTTAACAAGGTAGATTATGGCTTTCATCCCGAACTAGACGAAATGACGCTTGGCGAATACATAGACCTAGATACCTTTATTGGAGATTGGGACAATATGGAAAAGGCTATGAATGTTTTATATAGACCTGTCGTTGTCAAGTTAAAAGACCGTTACAATATAGAAGAGTACAGACTAGGGACAGAAGGTGTTTTATTAGATATGCCGATGGACGCAGTTATGTCATCAATTTTTTTTTTCTGGAATTTAGGACTCGAATTATCGAAAACTATGACGAACTCTTTGGACAGCAAGGAGGCAGAGATCTTGACGCAGTATCTCAATTCTCAAAAAAGTGGGGTTGGTATCAATCACTTTATGGACTCGCTACAGGGGACATTACAAGAATTGAAAATATCACTAAATTAAAGATGCATGAATGCTTTATGATGCTATCGTTTATGAAAGACAAAAACGAACTCGAAGCAAAACAAATTAAAAAGAAGTTTAAATAATGGCAAATCAAGGTGTTAGAGGTTTTTTCCAATTAACGGAAACCATAAAAGCAGAGTTACTAAAAGACGTAAATATTAACACAGTAACTACTGGCGATATTACAGACGTAAATTTAAACAAGCAAGACATCTTTCCATTAGGACATATCATTATAGATAGCGTAACAGACGAGGAGCAAGTGCTGAGGTTTAATATGACGATCCTAGCATGTGACATAGTTAATCAATCTAAAGATCTAACGGTCGACAGGTTTACAGGAAATAACGATGTTCAAGATATTCTAAATACGCAACTAGCAGTCCTAAACAGGCTGACGCAGAGATTAAGGATGGGCACTTTATATACTGATATGTATCAGCTAGATGGTACGCCTACCTTAACACCTTTCTATGATCGTTTCGAGAATCAGTTAGCGGGATGGTCAGCTAGTATTACAGTATTAATCTATAACGACATATATATCTGCTAATGGATTTTACAAACTTAGAAGAGGTCTTAAATAAATACGCAAAGTACGTTGTACAACAAGCCAAGTCTAATCTAGCAAAAGACGGCAAAGGCTCAGGCGTATTATACGAGTCAGTTAAATATACCTTAGAAAAAGAAGCAGACCTGTTTCTACTAGACTTTCTAATGGAGGACTACGGAATATATGTCGATGAAGGAGTTAAGGGCGCAAACCCGTCTCTAATTAAGGGTGGTATTCAGAAAGCTCCTATAAGCAAGTTTAAATACACGAACAAAATGCCTCCAATGCAAATATTAGCTAATTGGGCAAAGAGTAAAAACATAAGGTTTCGAAACGCTAAAGGGCAATACGCAAAAGGTAGCAATAGAAGTATGGGGTTTGTATTACAGAAGAGCATATTCGCTCAAGGATTAAAACCGAATTACTTTTTTACAAAGCCTTTTAATAAAGGAATAAAAACACTAAGCCCAGAACTTGCTGAATCATTCATTTTAGATATTGAAGACGCAATAATACTAGGACAAAAAAGATAAACTATGCCAACAAATTACGCACTAAGAACTCCGTTATATGCCAAAGCACAAAGCTCAGGATCAGCAACAGCCTCAGCTAAATTATTAGTTATAGTAAACTCTGTTACTGTTTACACGGTAGTCAAAGAGGCAACACAAAACGTAGATGTTATATTTGAAGTTGGCGAATTATTACGGGATTATCTAGATATTATATTGACAACCCCTCCTCAAAAAATAAGCTTTGTAACTAACATACAATTTTTTAATCAACCTAATGCAGAAGGAACAGCTCAAGGTTCGCCTATACAAACAATATCAGGAGACGGATGGGAGGCTTATTCTGTTTTTACTGACGGGACAAACAGCGTTATTCCTTTTAGTAACAGAACCAGACCGACATGGCTATTAGCAAAGTCATATCCAAATACCTCAGCGACTCTAAATGACGATTATTATATATATGTACCAATAGGAAAAACAGGATCTGTGAGTTGGGTATCTTATACAGGGACGGTTGCTAATGCCCTTTATAATAGTACACAAACAACCCTTACACCTACAGGCGGAATACAGCTAAATATAGTTAGAGTAGACTGCACAAAGTATGGTGTTGGAAACAAGATTACTTTTATAAATAGATACGGTGTTATGCAGGATCTTTGGTTTTTCTTAAAAAAATCAGACTCAATATCTAGATCAAACGAAAACTATCAGTCAAACACCCTTACAGCTACTGCAACTTATTCCGATACTAACGCACCTAAAAAGCTGTTTAATACTCAGGCAAAACAAACTAGAACATTGTCAAGCGGTTACTATCCCGAATGGGCAAACGAATACTTTGAGCAACTACTATTAAGCGAGTATGTATGGCTTACAAGAGATGTGCCATGGAGCGGTCAAACCGAGTCGATTCCTGTAATAGTTAAAACATCAAACATATCATTTAAAACGTCAGTAAACGATCGGTTAATAGAATATACCATGGAATTTGAGGACGCTTTTGATTACATAAACAACGTAAGATAAATGCAAGAATTACAGCTATACATAGAAGGTCAAAGGATAGAGCTTTTTAAAGACGAATCAGTTTCTATTACTCAGACTATTCAGAATGTAAAAGATATTGCAAAGATATTTACTTCATTTACAAAGACCTTTTCTGTACCTGCTACTAAAACCAATAATAAGATTTTTAAGCATTATTACAACTATAACATTGTAGACGGTTTTGATGCAAGGATTAAAAAAAACGGTATTATTGAGCTTAATTTTTTACCATACAAAACAGGTCGAATAAAGCTAGAAGGGGTTGATCTTAAAAACAACTTAGCGCATACATATAGAATTACGTTCTTTGGAAATACAGTAGAATTGCCTGATATTTTAGGGGATGACAAACTAGGATCATTATTCTTTGCCAGTAGCGATTATACGCAGACTTATAATCAACAAACTATTAAAGCGTTCTTTGCATCTCAACAAGGAAACGGTAAATTAATTGTTCCTTTTATAACGCATACTCAAAGGCTGTTTTATAACTCTTCTACTACAAACGTTGATAATCTACATTATAATTCAAGCTCTCAGCAAGGGGTTTATTATGATCAGTTAAAATTCGCTTTAAGACTATATGAGATAATACTAGAAATTGAAACGAAATATACTACTGCAAACGGTTATGCAAATAATATAGTTTTCTCAAGAGATTTCTTTAGCACTAGTAATCCAGAATTCTATAACCTCTATATGTGGTTGCATCGTAAGAGCGGTTATGTTCAAGCACCTCAGCAGATTGTAAACTATACTACTTCGACATCGGGTTGGTCGCCTCAAGGAATAGATAATATTATTACTAGCTTTAATACTATTGTAGTTCCTGCATCTGCAATTACAAACCCAAACGCTATAATTGACAATCAACTACTCGTAACGCCAGTATCAGGAAATTCGCAAGAATATCAAGTACAAGTAAGAGAATCAGGAAACGTTATATTTACATCTACTGCTCAGACAGGAACGACGAACATAAGCCTACAGTATTTTGTTCCAAACGGAGTTTATACAGTAACTATCTTACACACTACACAGGTTAATTTCTCAGGTATCTCTTGGTTTTTTGAAGGCTTTACTAGAAATACGGGACAAGCTCCTGTAGGTTGGACAAAGACAGTAACTATAGGTGCTTTTAATGCTGTTACGGAATTTGATTTTATCGTTGCTGAGCAGATCCCTGACGTTAGTATAATGTCGTTTCTTACTGGTCTTTTCAAGATGTTTAATTTAGTCGCTTATGTAGACGATGAGGGGACAATAGTAGTTAGACCTTTAGACGGGGCAGCGGGGGTTGATTACAGTTACTATACTTCTGCCGACATTAACGGAAACGATGCGCCAGTAAATTATAATATATCAGAATATGTTGATGTAACCAAAAGTCAAGTAAACGTAGCCCTGCCTTACAAGGAAATTATATATAGATATGAAGGGACTGGAACGTTTTTAGCTAAACAGTTTCAACAGCTAGACGGTCGAGCTTGGGGATCTTTGCCCTATATAGGAGGCACGAATAGTGACGGAACAGGCGGGATTAATTATAACGCATCGACTAAATTATATGAAGTTAAAGTTCCTTTTGAGCACATGCAATATGAGAGACTTTTAAACGGAAGCAACGGAGCTTTAATAGATCCAATGTGGGGATGGTCTGTAAACGAAAACGCTCAATCTTATATAGGTAAGCCTTTGATTTTTTATGCGACTTTAAAAACGAACGGCACGCCTATTAGCTATCAAACATCGACAACGGGAACTGGCAAGGTTTCTGTCAACGCTTACTGGATTCCTAGTAACAGTCTTTATTTAGATGCTACTCAAGGTACTCAAAACATAAACTTTGCATTTGAACAAAACGAGTATCAACAATCTCAGAACTTTAACGACACCTTATTTGCCGATTATCATAGTCAGTATATAATAGATGTATTTAATAGAAGCCGAAGGATTACTAAAGTGTCAGCTATTTTGCCATTAAAGATTTTATTTAATTTTAAACTTAATGACACGTTTACAATAAACAGCAGAAATTATATAATTAATTCTATAACGACAAACCTGCAAAACGGTAAAAGCGAAATGGAGCTGTTAAATAAAGTCAGTAATTATTCGCTATCAATACAGAACATAACGTATCAAGGTACAGGAGGAGGCATACTATGGTATAGATCCTCTATTGGTATTGCTCCTAATTTAAGCGTTGGAGACTATGTATATACAAACAAAGAGCTTACAACAACACCTAGTTCTGGAAGCTATACACAAGCAGGATCTGCAGAAAACAGCACATTTTGTTCTGCAGGTTATCAAGGATTAATAGTTGTAGACTCAAACGGAAAAATAACAAGCAAAATTTGCGGACAACCATGATAAAAAATATAATCGAATTACTACAATTCTCAAAAGGAGAGACAGAGAACATACGAATTGCACAAGGAAAATACGCCTTACCTAAAGACTTTAAGTCAGGATTTAAACTTATTAAAAAAACAATACTATGGAAGTAAAAGAATATAGTTTAAAGGTATCTACTGAACAGGCGCAAAAGAACGTTGAAGATCTTAACGAAAATTTAAAGATCCAAGAGGACTTGCTTTTTGACTTAGAAAAGGAATTAAGAGGATATGAAAAGGAGCTAAAGAAAACATCTAAAACAGACTTAGCTGCAAGGAAAGCGTTAAATGATCAAATAGCTAAAACTAAAGAACAGCTAGGAGACGAAAGACAGGGTTTAAAAGAGCTAAACAAAGAGCGTAAAAAAGCTAATGAGGAGTTAAAAGAAGCAGAAGAAAACGCTGCAGATTACGGTGGTGTTATCGGTATGGTAGATCAAAAGACTGGCGGTCTTATATCAGGCATACAAGGCATGACGAAGTCAATAGGCGGTGCTACGAAAGGTTTTAATCTTATGAAGATTGCCATTATCGGAACAGGTATTGGTGCTTTACTAATTGCTTTAACGTCATTAAGTGCAGCCTTTACATCGTCAGAAGAAGGGCAGAATAAGTGGAATAAAATAATGGGCATATTAGGTGCTACTGTTTCTGTGTTTACAGACAGACTAGCGTCATTAGGAAACTTTTTAATTAGTGTTTTTGAAAATCCTAAACAAGCACTCATCGACTTTAAAGATGCATTCGTCGAAAATATAACCAATAGAATTTCTAGTGCTATTGATACATTAGGCTTTTTAGGTAGTGCTATTAAAAAGGTGTTTAGTGGCGATTTTTCTGGAGCTATGGAAGATGCAAAGTCAGCAGGTACTTCTTACATAGACACCATGACAGGCGTAAAAGATACTATCGGAAAAGTATCAAGCTCTGTTAAAGAATTAACAACAGAGATAATAAAAGAAGGTAAGGCTGCAGGAAAAATAGCAGATCAAAGAGCAGCGGCAGATAAGCTAGACAGAAAGCTAATAACAGACAGAGCAGAGGCAAATAGAAAACGAGCAGAGTTATTAGAAAAGTCTGTAAACAAAGAGAAGTTTACGACGCAAGAAAGAATCGCATTTCTAAAAGAAGCAAGCGAATTAGAAGATCAAATAACACAGCAAGAAATTAAAGCTGCTCAACTAAGATTAAACGCAAAACAAGCAGAAAACGCATTAGGAGACTCTACAAAAGAGGATCTAGAAGAGGAGGCTAATTTAAAAGCTAATTTAATTAATCTAGAAACAGCTAGGTTAATGAAACAAAGAGAAGTTACAGGGCAGATTATAGCCTTTAATGCCGAAGCTATTGCAGCCGACAAAGCAAAATCAGACGAAGAGATAGCGAACGCAAAAGCGGTGCAAGACTTTAAAGACTCTTTAAGAATAAAAGACAAAGAAAATAAGTTTGCAGAAATAGAGGCAGAAAAAGAAGCAAGGATTTTAGCATTAGAAGATCTTAAATTATCAGAGACTGAAAAACAGCAAATGATCTTAGATGTCGAACAGGCATTTAAAGAAAAAAAGAAAATAATAGAAGAGGAGGAGGCAGAGGCATTAGCTGTTGAAAAGGAGGCGTTTTTAGAGGCTCAACTAGGCGAAGAGGAGTTAGCACTAGAGAAGCAAAGACAAATGGCTTTAGACGAGCTTACAAGGTTCGGTGCGACACAAGAAGAGATGGCTGCTATAAATGCTAAATACGATGCATTAGAAACAGAGCAAGACGAAATCAAAAGAAATGCTGAAATTAGTATGGCTCAACAAACCTTTGCAAGTATCGCTAATTTATTAGGCGAAAATTCAAAGGCAGGAAAAGCAGCCGCAATAGCCTCAGCGTTAATAAATACATATCAAGGTATAACGGCAGAACTAGCAACTAAAACAGCGACTCCTTGGGGTATTGCTTTAAAAATAGCGAACATAGCAACGGTCGCATCTATCGGTTTTAAGTCTGTAAAGGACATCATGAAGACAAAGCCAAAAGCTTCTGGAGGTGGAGGCACACCGTCATCGCCATCATATTCGGCAAGATCAGGATCAGAGCCTGTACCGCCTATGGCTTCTGTTCCACCCGCTTTTAATACAGTAGGTGCAGGAGATACGAGTCAGTTAGCAGACGCTATCGGAGGACAGAGTCAGCAACCAATACAAACTTATGTAGTAGCAAATGACGTAACTACTGCACAGAGTTTAGAGCGCAATATAGTGTCGGGTGCTACAATAGATTAACAAATTTTAACTTTAAACACGTTATATATATATGAGAATAGTAGAACTAATACTTGACGAAGAGCAAGAAGAAGGTGGAATCGAAGCGATCTCGATCGTAGAAAGCCCTGCAATAGAGTCTGATTTCGTGGCTTTAAATAATCAAGAGATTAAACTAGCGGAAATTGACAAGGATAAAAGAATTTTATTAGGTGCTTTATTGATACCTAATAAACCAATATACAGAAAAGGGGATGAAGGCGAGTACTACATTTTCTTTTCTAAAGACACAATAGTAAAAGCATCACAAATGTACCTGCGAAACGGGTATCAAAACAGTACGACTCTTGAACACGATCAGGCATTGAAGGGCTTGACGTTAGTCGAGAGTTGGATTGTTGAAGACAAGGTACAGGACAAATCTAGAAAGTATGGATTAGATGTCCCTGTAGGTACTTGGATGGGTGCTGTAAAAGTAAACAATGATGAAATATGGAATGAATATGTTAAAACTGATAAAGTCAAAGGTTTCTCTATTGAAGGCTATTTTGCTGACAAAATGGAACGCCCTAAAGAAAAGATCAAAGAGGATATGTCAAAAGACGAAATAATCCTAAACAAAATAATAAACATTTTAACTACTGAGGATGCAAAGAAATAAGAAAGGGAATCAAGCTATTTTTATACCTAGCAGAACATCGCCTACTAATAGTGGCAGGGCTTGTTTATGTTGGGATGAGAATACTTATTCTAGATCTTGTTGTGATGGCTCTGTAAGGGCTCAAGGCATCGGAGTTATAACAAGAACCTGAGTAAAAATACAAATTTTAATTTTTTAACCGTTATATATATAATATGAAATCAACTGAAATGATCAATCAAATTAAGACGCTTTTAAACATCGAGGTAAAACTTGAAGAGACGAAGCTAGAAAATGGCACTATAGTAAGTGCTGAATCCTTTGAAAAGGGAAAAGAAATCTTTATCGTTACAGACGATGAGAAAGTAGCAATGCCTGTCGGCGAGTATTTACTTGAAGATGGAAGGTTAGTCGTTGTATCCGAAGAGGGTATGATCGGAGACGTTAGAGAAGTCTCTGACGAAGTTCCACAAAAAGAATCTAAAGACGGCGAAGAGATTACAGAAGATCTTGAAAAGGAAGAGGACGATTTAGGAGATGACAAGAAAGACAAAAAAGAAGACATGGGCTATGTTACAAAAGAAGAGCTTTCTTCTGCAATAGGAGAGATTAAAGCTACTATTGACGAAATTAAAGAAATGATGCAGCCTAAAGAAGAGGATTTGTCAGAAGAGTCTAACACTCTTAAAAGCAGAACAGTTAAAGAAGAGTTTTCTGAAGCTGCAGCTAAGCCAATCAAACATAATCCAGAATCTGAAACAGCTCAAAAAACAAGAGTAGAATTTGGAAAAGGTAAATTTTCAACAACACTAGACAGAGTATTAAATAAATTAAATAAATAAAATATGAGCAATCTAAAAAACGTACAATTAGCAACTGCGGTTAATATCACTACAACTTATGCGGGGGAATTCGCAGGAGAGTATATAGCAGCGGCATTATTATCTGCATCAACTATTGACGATGGAAGTTTAACAGTAAAAGCGAATATCGCTTACAAAGAGGTAATCAAGAAACTAGCAACAGGGGCATTAGTAACTGCTGCAGGATGTGACTTTGTACCTAACTCTTCTGTAACACTTACAGAGAGAATTATCCAACCAGTTGAATTGCAAGTAAATTTACAGTTATGTAAGTATGACTTTGTGAACGATTGGGAAGCACAACAAATGGGTTACGGTCTAGGTCAAACTTTACCACCTAAATTCTCTGACTTTATGATTGCTCATGTAGCAGCAGAAGTTGCACAAAATACAGAGTTCTGTATATGGCAAGGAGATACTGCAGCGGCAACTAACAACTCTTTCGACGGTTTCGAAAAACTAATTGCAGCTAGTGCAGCGGCAGGAGATATTCCAGCAGGTCAGCAAGTTGCGGCAGTAGCAGGAGGATTAAATGCAGGAAATATTATTGCAGAACTATCTAAAGTAGTTGACGCAATACCTTCTAGCCTTTATGGAAAAGAAGATTTATTTATGTATGTCGGATCTGCTGCAGCTAAATTCTATGTTCAAGCATTAGGAGGATTTGCAGCTAACGGATTAGGGGCAAATGGTGTAAACGCACAAGGTACTCAATGGTGGAACAACGGATCTTTAACTGTAAACGGTGTTAAGATATTTGTTTGTCCAGGAATGAGTGCTAACAAAATGTATGCAGCTCAACGTAGCAACCTATATTTTGGAACTGGAATTTTAAACGACACGAATGTTGTTAAGGTTTTAGATATGGCAGATTTAGACGCTTCAAACAACGTTAGAATGGTAATGAGATTTACATCTGCTGTTCAGTTTGGCATCGCTTCTGACTTGGTAGAATACGCTTAAAATAATTAACTAATCAAATTTAAAGGGGTAGGTTCTGCCTACCCTTTTTTATTTAAAATAATATAAAATAATATGGCTTGTACATTAAATACTGGACGTAAAGTCCCATGTAAAAGTGCCTTTGGAGGCATAAAAACTGTGTTTATGGCTGACTTCGGAGACATTACTGGGTTAACTATTGACGCTACTACTAAAGAGGTTACTGCATTAGCAGGATCGCCAACTTGGTATCAGTATGATGTAAAAGGAAACTCATCTTTAGAAACGACAGTAACGTCATCTAGAGAAAATGGGACAACTTTTTATACTCAGACATTAAATTTAACGCTTACTTTCTTAGACGCACAGACTCAAGCAGAGCTACAAACAGTAGCTGTAGCAAGACCTTACGTTGTCGTTGAGGATTACTACGGAAACAGTTTCCTATGTGGATTTGAAAACGGAATGGAATTAACGGGCGGTACTGTAGTAACAGGAGCTGCGGCAGGAGATCTGTCAGGCTTTACGATTACTATGGAAGGCATGGAAGAGAGAGCACCGTACTTTTTAACTACGGCTGTAACATCTTCGGCAGCACAAATAGATCCTACTTTGACTGCACCTCCAGTACCAGGATCATAATAATTAGTTTTTTGGTTATAAAATTAAGCACTCTTTACGGGGTGCTTTTTTTTTGTTATGGCTAATTTAACAAAATCAGTCTTTTTTTACGTTATATAAGTGTATGATAATCTTAACAACATCCGCATCAGCTCAAGAATTAAAAGTTATTCCAAGAGAATACGCTGACTCATATACAATGACTGTTCGTGATGACAGTACTAACGTAATTAAGAGCTACGATATTACGACGGCAGGGAACGCAGTAGCGACAGTAGGAAACTACCTGACTTTTAACGCTACGTTTAATCCTGTTTTAGTTGAAAATCATTTCTTTGATCTAAGACTATTTATTGATTATAATTTTTGGAATACTAATTATAGTTTATGGGAATTATATGACGTTAAATGGAACACCGACGACGGTCAAGTAGTAGATATTTTTAATGACAAGATATTCTGCACAGATCAAGACATCGATCAGTTAAATCAAAACGACTATTACAAATTAAACAAAGACCAATTCACTTTTTACAACGGCTTTGATAACACTTATACAGTTAGATGAAAAAAACAAGATTAAGAAACGATAAAGGACAGTTTAAAAAAGAGTCTAAAGCGTCAAAAGTATCAGAGTTTGGTTTTGTAAACCTCAGCACCTATACGAGTCCAGAGATTAAAGAGGTAAACGGCGAAGAGTGGATCGAATACGGAGCAGATAACAACTATTTTCAATACTTAATCGACAGATATAACGGCAGTCCTACTAATAACGCTGCAATAAACGGCATTAGCCAAGCGATCTACGGCAAAGGGCTTAACGCTACCGATGCAAATAGAAAGCCTAATGAGTACGCTCAGATGATCTCTCTGTTTAAGAAGGATGTCGTTAGAAAACTATGCTACGATCTAAAGTTAATGGGACAATGTGCCGTACAGGTAATATATGCTAAGGGCAGAAAGAAAATAGCACAGCTAGAACACATGCCAATAGAGACTTTAAGAGCAGAAAAGTGTAATGACGACGGCGATATACCTGCGTATTACTATTTTAAAGACTGGGCTAACATTAAAAGAAGCGATACGCCTCTTAGAATACCCGCATACGGTATGTCAAAAGAGGATATTGAGATATACTACATTAAACCTTACAAGTCTGGTTTTTACTATTACTCTCCTGTCGATTATCAAGGAGGTTTACAGTACGCTGAACTAGAAGAGGAGGTTTCTAACTATCATTTAAACAACATAATGAATGGATTAGCTCCTAGTATGTTGATTAACTTTAATAATGGTACACCGAACCAAGAAGAACGTGCTTTAATCGAAGGAAAAATTGCGAGAAAATTCTCAGGATCTAGTAATGCAGGTAAATTTATCCTTGCTTTTAACGATAATAAAGAAAGCTCGGCAGATATTCAGCCAGTTCAATTAAGCGACGCACATAATCAGTATCAATTCTTATCAGAAGAAGCACAGTCTAAGATTCAAGTAGCTCATAGAGTTGTTTCGCCTTTTTTATTAGGTATTAGAACCAGTACAGGTTTTTCAAGTAATGCAGACGAAATTAAGACGGCATCTTTATTAATGGACAATACCGTTATAAGACCGTTTCAAGAGCTTTTAATCGACTGCTTTGATAATATACTTTCTTACAACGAGATTAGTTTAAATCTATACTTTACGACATTACAGCCTTTAGAATTTACAGAGATCGACAGCTCGATACAAGACAAAGAAGACATAGAAGAGGAGACAGGAGTCGAAATGGAGCGTTTTAGTCTTAAAAAAATAGACGGAAAACAAGCATACAAAACAAAAGAAGAGGCTATTGCTAAAGCAGAAGCTGACGGTTGCGGAGGTTATCATGAACACGAGGTTGAGGGCGTAGTATATTACATGCCTTGCGAAAATCATGATGACGCTGTTGATTTAAAAGCTCCATGTTGGGATGGTTACGAGCAATACGGAACTAAAATGAAGGACGGAAAAGAAGTCCCTAACTGTATTCCTGTAAAAGCCTGTAATCATGAAAAGCTATCAAGCGACAACGTTAAAATAGTCTTAGGATCTCTAGGAAAGACAGGCGTAAAAATGGATGACAACTGGGAGGTTGTAGACGAATTAGACGAAGAGTCAGAATACAGTAATGAGGATTGGGCAAGTTTCTTAATAAAGGAAAAGCCAGAAACTACATTATCAAAGATTAAAAAGATTGTAGGGTTAAACAAAGACTATGTTCCATCTAAAAACAGCGGATCTGCATATAGTGATCTAGATTCTAAAAACGGATTATACAAGATTAGATATAAATATGCACGAGGCATGAGTAAATCAGGTAAGTCTAGAGACTTCTGTACGCAAATGATGGAGATGAGCAATAAAGGTATTGTGTGGCGTATTGAAGATATTGACAAAGCGAGTTATTTTGACGATGTAAACGTAGAATTTAGACATAAGCCTAGCATGGATTATAACATCTTTGAATTAAAAGGCGGTGTATTCTGTCAACACAAATGGGTGCGTGTATTATATAGGCTAGAAAGCCAAACAGAGGTATCTAAGAACTTAGGCAACTACAAAAAGACTAGAACTATCCCGAAATCTTATTTGCGTTCGCCTAGAGGCTCTAAAAAGGCAGGAATAGCAACAGACAGACAAGCAGGAAGAGGAGTATATCCTAAATAACATAAATTATGGCAACAGTATTATTTATAAATAGAACAGATCTTGTAAGAAATTCGATTATTGACGGAAACGTTGATACTGACAAATATATTCAGTTTATTAAACTGGCTCAAGAGATCCATATTCAAAACTACATGGGTACAAAGATGTACGAAGGTCTAACTGCAGCCATGCCTAATATTGATCAACCCGCAAACGCTAGATGGAAAAATCTATTAGATGATTACATCGTTTCTATGCTTATTTGGTTTGCTCAAGTTGATTATATTCCTTTTGCTAGTTATCAAATACGCAACGGAGGTATGTTTAAACACCGATCCGAGAACGCAGAGACGGTTTCTAAAGAAGAGGTGGATTATCTAGTTGAAAAAGCTAGAACTAACGCTGAATGGTATTCTAGGAGGTTTATTGATTACATGAGTTTTAATCAGACTTTATTTCCTGAGTACACTAGCAACACAAATGACGATATATATCCGTCTTACGACGCAACATTTAATGGTTGGGTTCTATGACATATAAGATAAAAAAGGAAAACATTAAGAAATTAAAGATCTTCTTAAAAAAGGTCAAAAATAACAAAACAAAAAAAGAAAAGAATGGCAACTCTATTTAACACTAAAATATCTCAAACCTACGAGGGTCTGATTAAGACGTTTGATAATGCAGCAATTACTGCGACGCTAAAAGAGCTTACAGACGGATCTGGAAACCAGTCGGGTTTATACATGAATACGGCAGGGGATTTTAAAGTAACGAATATTTTAGAATGGGGATCGCTTAAAGATACAGGCACAGGAGTTACAATAACTCGTTTCGTAACTTCTACTGACGGCATAGAGAATTTTGATAATAACACGTCTCTGCCTACATCGGCTGCCGTAAAACTATACGTTGATTCTAAATTTGCTACGTCAGACACTTTAGAAGAAGTTTTATCATTTGGCAATACAACAGGTGCAACCAATATAGTTATACAAAAAAGCATACAGTTACCAACAACAACTACAAACAATGGAACACCTACAGATGTTGGTGTAATATCATTTGGTGGAACTTTTAGTAATGGAAATAGAATATTCAATGATGCTACAGGTGGTAATTTAAGAATACAGGGAACTGACAATTTATCTTTATTTGCTCCAAATCATAAAATTTCAAATGTTAATGGTAGTTTAATTACAGCAGGAGATACTGGAGTAAAATTGTTTTATCAAAATTCACAAAAATTACAAACAACAACATCAGGAATAGATGTTACTGGTAATCTTGTAGTAAGTGGAACTATAACAGGTTCAGGTGGTTCATTCTTGCCACTTGCAGGGGGTACAATGAGTGGTAATATTGTTTTAAACGATAATGTTAAATCTATTTATGGTACTTCTTCTGATGGTCTTGAAATATATCACGATGGTTCAAATAGCTATATAGCTGATACTGGAACAGGAACATTAAATCTACGTGGAAGTACGCAAGTTCTTATATCAGGAGCAAATGGAGAAGTAGGAGTTCAATATGTAGAAAATGCAGGTGTTAATTTAAGACATAATAACATACAAAAACTTGGAACAAGTAGCGCAGGAGTAGATGTTACAGGTACTTTATCTACTACATCAAATGTAACAGTAGGAGCAAATGCAACTTTTATAGATAATGGAAAAGCCTTATTTGGTGCAGGGTCTGACTTAGAAATATACCACGATGGTTCTCATAATTATTTTAAAGGAGCACCTAATTTATATATACAAACTAATGGAGCATTTAATGTAGAAACAGTTTCAGAAGTAGATATGATAAAAGCCACAGCAGGAAGTGGTGTAGAACTTTATTTTGCAGGAAATAAAAAACTAGAAACACTTACAGATGGTGCAAAGGTTACAGGTAATTTAGAAGTAACAGGCACAATTACAGGTAGTGGTGGCTCGTTCTTACCATTAGCAGGTGGAACTATGACAGGCAATACTATCCATAATGATAATGTAAAGTCTATTTACGGAACATCTAGTGATGGGTTAGAAGTTTATCACGATGGTTCTCATTCATACCTAAAAGATACAGGAACAGGAGATTTAAAAATTTCATCTAATACTGTAAGAATAGAATCCGATGGTGCTGAGAATATGATTATTGCTAGTGCTAATGGAGCAGTAAATCTTTATTACAATAACAATCAAAAAATAGCAACTACAAACACAGGTATAGCAGTAACAGGAAATGCATCATTATCAACAGGGTTTTCTATTGTAGATGACCAATATGGTAAATTTGGAAATAATGATGATTTAATTATAGGACACGGAGGTTCTAGCCTTATAAGAAGTTTATCAGGAGATTTATACATTG